CTCAGCACATATTCGGAATTAAAGACATCGGTAGCAGATTGGCTGAATCGTTCAGACCTGACTTCTGCTGTGCCTGACTTTATTTCATTGGCTGAAGCGCAGGTCGAGCGCCGACTGCGTACCCGTCAGATGATTGTCAGGGCTACCGCAACGATTGATTCTGAATATAGTGCTGTACCCGCCGACTTCCTTGAGGCTCGTTCTCTGAAGTTGCAGACCAATCCAATCACGCCAGTTGGCTTTGAGACGATTGACTCGTTGGATGATCTAAGCACTCGCTACACATCTTCTGGCAAGCCTCAGTTCTTTTCAATTGTTGGTGGTCAGATCAGAACTGTGCCAATTGCTGATTCTTCTTACACGGCAGAGCTGGTTTACTACGCGAAGCTGAGTAAGCTGTCTGACAGCAACACGACAAACTGGCTTTTGACCGCTGCACCTGACATCTATCTTTATGGTGCTTTGATGCAAGCTGCTCCATATCTCAAGGATGATGCGAGAATTGGTACATGGTCGCAAATGTATTTGACAGCGTTGCAAGACCTGCAAACTGCTGATGATCGTGGCTCTACTTCAGGCGGGGCTTTGGTTGCGAGGGCGAGAACTTTAGGATAAAGGAAAGATATGTCATCTTTTAGCAATTACACCGAAAACCTGCTGCTGAATTGGTTGCTCACAACCAACTCTGCAACCCGTCCGACAGCTTGGTATGTTGGACTGTTTACCGCTGCACCATCTGATGCGGGTGGCGGTACTGAAGTAACTGGCAACGGTTATGCGCGTGTGGCTACTGGCACGATCAGCGTGTCTGGTACTGACACCACGGCAACCAACTCTGCTGCAATCGAGTTTGCTGCTGCCTCTGGTGGTAATTGGGGAACAGTTACCCATGCAGCGATCTTTGATGCTTCCACTTCAGGCAATATGCTGGCTTGGGCTGCTTTGACTACATCACGCACCATCAATGATGGCGATGTGTTCCGCATTCCTGCTGGTAGCTTGACAGTTACCCTGACCTAATCATGGCAGCATACGGCTCTGGCTATTACGGCGGGGGCAATTACTCCTACGGGGTAAGCCTCGGGGCTTTTGCCGTATCTTCTGCCAGCACCGTAGCCATCAATGCAAAGCGCGTCTGCATAGGCGCGTTTGCCGTTTCTAGCGCCAGCACAGTTGCTGTTGCAGCCAATGTTGTCAAGTCTGGCGCTTTCTCTGTTTCTTCTAGCAGTTCTGTTGCTGTCGCTGGTCAGCGTTTGGCTGACGGTGCTGTTGCTATCTCATCATCTGGTTCTGTCTCTATCGCTGGTCTGCGCTATGCGATAGGTGCAGCAGCAATCAGCGACACAAGCACAGTTGCTGTCAATGGCGTGCGTTATGCCATTGGCGCGTTTGCTTCGACTGATGCAAGCACAGTCGTTATCAATGGCATTCGCGTTGCATTGGCAGAGATGTCAATCCTTGACGCAATGACGATGGTTGTTGGTTCACAGGTAATTGTGAATCAGGCTGTCACGATTGAGGCATCAAGCGAAGTTGTCATTGATGGCGCTAGAGTTCAAACTGGTTCATTTGCATTTGTTGACTCTTCAACTGTTGTCATCAACGGTGTCAAAAAATGGGAAAATGAGAGCGATACACCTGAGACATGGACTGCACAGCAAGACACATCTGAGGATTGGACAGCGATAGGTGATTCAAGCGTTACATGGACTGACGAGTCAGACACTCCTGAAACTTGGACACCGATCTCTGCAAATAGTAAATCATGGCAGATCGCCGCAACGAGGTAAAAAATGTCTAAGACTCATTCATTGACGCAACAACGACTGAAAGAAGTCGTTAGCTACGATGCTGAGTCTGGTGTTTTTACTTGGGCTATTGGAAGACCTAAATCTGCAAAAGGTGCAATTGCTGGCGGGTTTAGTGATCGTGGCTATTTAACTATTTGCATTGATGGCGTAAAACATCGCGCTCATAGGTTGGCATGGCTTTATGTGTATGGAGTTTATCCAGATCAAATAGACCATGAAAATCGCATTAGACATGACAATAGAATAATAAATTTGAGAGCATCAAACAGCTATCAAAATAGTCGAAACAAATCTAAACCATCAGATAATAAATCTGGTGTTGTTGGAGTTTCTTTGTCTAACAGAGCTGGTCAGAAAAAAGTCAAATGGGAAGTTAGAGCTTGTGGAAAATTTCTAGGTTATTTTGACAATTTTTTAGATGCAGTTTGCAAAAGAAAATCGTCTGAAAAACAATTTAACTTTCATCCTTCTCACGGAATTTAATGGGGATTCATCATGGCAGATTCAACTACATCCAACCTTTCACTTACAAAACCAGAAGTAGGTGCGTCAACAGATTCGTGGGGTGGCAAACTAAACACAGACCTAGACACCATTGATGCGCTTTTCAATGCTGATGGCACAGGCACATCTGTTGGTCTTAATGTCGGTTCTGGAAAAGTTCTGACAGTTGGCGGCATTGCATCATTTGCAGATGGCTCTGCATCTGCTCCAACTATTACCAACACAGGAGACACTAACACAGGTATCTTCTTCCCTGCTGCTGATACTGTTGGCATCACTACTGGTGGAACTGAGAGAGCTAGGGTTGATAGTTCTGGCAACTTAGGTTTAGGTGTTACGCCTTTCGCAAACTCATTAAGCAAGGGTTTGGATTGGGTTAATGGCGCTGGTGTTTTTGGTAATAGTAACAATGCTTATTGGTCTGCCAATGCTTATTACGATTCTGCTTGGAAATACAAGGCGACTGCTGCTGCTGCGTTCTTGGGTATGGAAAGCGGGTCGTTCCGTTTCAACATTGCAGCATCAGGCACAGCAGGCAATAACATTACTTTCACCGAAGCAATGCGTCTTGATGCTAGTGGGAATTTGGGTATTGGTACTACAAGCCCAAGCGCACCAATTACTGTTGCCTCGGCTTCCACTGCCGCAGCAATTCATGTTCGCGGTCGTTCTGACGGCTATGGGGATTTGATTTTTTACAATAGCACAGGCAGTACGCAATACGGCTTTGTAGAAGGTGGTACGACAGGGTTAAATTTATCTGCTGTTGGCGCTACATCTATACTCTTTGGAACCAACGGCTCAGAACGCGCCCGTATCGACTCCAGCGGGACAGTGCTGGTGGGTAAAACATCTTCTTCACTGAGTACGGCAGGACATGAACTTTTTGGAGTTGGTGCTGTATATCACACACGCAATGCAGACCCTGTATTGTTAATTAACCGTCTTACAAATGATGGAACTTTAGTTGAGTTTTATCAAGCTAGCACCCTTGAAGGAACAATATCAGTATCTGGTACAACAGTTTCATATAACGGCGGCCACTTAGCTCGCTACGCACAAACTATTGGGTCTAAAGACGAATCGCTCAAGAAAGGCACTGTGCTGTCTAACTTGGATGAGATGAACATTTATATAGACGCTGAAGGAAATCCTGTTGCAAACGAACAGCTTAACAAAGTCAAACTTTCTGATGTTGAAGGTGATGTCAATGTTGCTGGCGTGTTTGTTAACTGGTCACATGATGAATACCACAACGTAGACGAAATCAACATGGCAATGACAGGCGATATGATTATCCGTATCGCTCAAGGAACTACTGTTGCCCGTGGTGATTTGCTGATGTCTGCTGGTGACGGTACTGCCAAGCCACAAGGTGATGACATTGTTCGTGCCAAGACAGTCGCTAAAGTAACTTCAACCCATGTAACTTGCACATATGAAGACGGTTCTTACTGTGTGCCTTGTGTTTTGATGGCTTGCTAAAAGGAATACTATGACAATCACATGGAAAATCAATAACCTAGAACGCCAAACCTCTGATGGTCTTGTAACCGTAGTGCATTGGGGTGCTTCAGCAGAAGATGGAGACTTTGGTGCATCTATCGTGAACACACAAGTCCTAGAGCGCGATGGTGACTCATTCGTGAACTACGACACCTTGACTGAAGAAACAGTCCTTGGTTGGTTGTGGACTAAGATTGACAAAGAAGCTGTGGAATCTGCTTTGACAGCCCAAATCGAGGCACAAAAAGCGCCCGTGACTGCCAATGGTTTGCCTTGGGGTGAGTGATGACAGAGCATTCAACGGAGACAGTAACGGCGGTTGCTACTAAGGTAGCGCCACCAGTAACTATTTCACTTGCAACGGTTGCTGGCTATCAGGTCAGCGAACTGGTATTGTGGGCTACTTTGATCTACACCGTAATAATGATTGGTCACAAGGTGTATCAGATTTACAAAGAAGTAAAGCATCCGTGATGTGGACCCTATCTCTGCAATGCTCATGCTGTCAAGCGCAATCAAGGGCATACGCTCTTGTTGCGAAATGTTGTCAGAGGGCAAAGCAGAGATTCAACGCATTAAGAAAGGCGTTGAGGACGCTAAAGCAATCGCTAAAGATGTTTCGGGATTCTTTGGATGGCTTGCCAGCATACTTCGAGGCTCAGAGCCAGCTAAAAGAATACCTGAAGCAGCACCAGAAGCAAAGCCAACAAAGCCAAAGAAAGATGACTATGTTGACCACATTCCAACAGAAGATGAAGTCGTTGACCAGTTCATTCGTCATGTCGGTAACTACTTTAAGGCACAGGCTTATCTCGTTGCTTACAAAGAAGAGCTAGAGCAAAAAGTGTTTAGCGCATCGTACAAGGACAACAACGAAGGTGCGCTGGAACTTATCTCTATCGAGACGAAGCTAACGAAGTGCGGTTCTGAAATGCGGTGGCTGATGAACGAAGCACCACCACAACTAGGACCGCTGTACAGTCGTTATAAAGCGATGTACGAGAAGATTTTGGTAGAGCAGCGTAAGACTAGGGAGAGGGACAGAAAGAACGAGAAGCAAAGAAGGATTGACCAGATCAGGACTGAGAACGACAGAACTGATCGCTGCGTACCGCATTGGGTTACCCTTGGGCTTGTCATCATTTTCTGGTTGTGCATATGGCAAATATCTCAAACTATGACGCAAAGGTCTACTTTTGGGGCATGGTCTTATTCGCAACCGTCAGCTTCATTGCCTTACCAATTACTGCCTTTATCTATTTTGACAACAGAGTTCTCAAGAGTGAGATAGCGGCAGAGATAAGAGAACTGAAGAAGCTAAAGCGTGAACTGAAATCAACAGAGAAGGAAGAGTAAATGGCACTAACCCGTAGCGAGATGGAGATCATTATCAAGAAGCGTGCTGCTGTCTTGCTCATCATATTGGCTGCATTGGTAGCCATTAACAGCTTCTTCAAGGACAGCAACTCTGGTCGGATTATGAAGGACATCATTGCTGCAAACAATCAATGGGCTTGGTATCAAGCCAAGAATGTGCGTGCTGCTATTTACAAGACAACTGCTGACCTAGTGGATGACAAGAAGCTGGCACAGCACTATCACGGCGAAGCGCAGCGCATGAACGCTGACATGGAAGAGATCAAGGCACGCGCTGTGGCTTTGGAGACTGAACAGAAACAGTTGTCAGCCAAGTCACCTTATTACACTTATTCAGCAATGCTGATGCAGTTGGGTTTGGTGCTGTCTACCGCAGCAATTCTTGCTGTGTCTATGCCTTTGTTTTATGCTGCCGTGGCTGTTGGCTCGTCAGGTGTTTTGTTGTTTGTAATTGCTTTAGGGGTCTAATATGCTGCCAATCGTCATGTCAATCGTTAACGGCTTGATTGCCAACAATATGCCGAAAGTGGCAGATGCTGTGATTGAGAAGGGTGTGGATTATGTGCAGGAGAAGATGGGCATCACCCTGAAGCCTGAACACGAAGCAACCAAAGAGGATTATGAGAAGTGGAACGCTGAAGCTGCCAAGCATGAGGAGTTCATGGCAGAGCTGGACGAGAAGTCTAGACAGCGTGCTACTGATATGCAGATGAAGGCGATGGAGTCTGACGACCCATTTATTCGCAGATTCTTGTACTATTTCATTGGTTGTTGGTCTGCATTTTCAATGATCTTCATTCCTTGCTTGATTTGGGCATCAATTCCTGAATCTGGTCAGCGTTATGCAGACACGATTCTTGGTTATGTCATGGGTACTATCGTCACCTCGATGTTTGCATTCTTGCTTGGTTCTAGCCAAGGCTCACGCATGAAAGACAAAAAATGACACCTACACGCGAGATGCTGGTTGCCGTAAAGATCAAAGACCCTGACAAGTGGCTTGAGGTTATTAAGAACACTTGTGAGGAGTTTGAGATCAATACGCCAGAGCGCATTGCTTCATTCTTGGCGCAGACTGCTCACGAGTCTGCTGGCTATACGATGCTTGAGGAAAATCTGAATTACTCAGATGTGACGATGGCTGCTGTTTGGTCTAACCGTTTTGCGGTTATCGACCCAGCCACGAAGAAGCCTAAGAAGGACGAGAAGGGAAAGAATATCCCTAACGCCTTTGCTAAAGCCTTGCACCGTAAGCCTGAACTTATCGCCAACGCCGTGTACTCGAATCGTATGGGAAACGGCACGATTGAGTCTGGTGATGGGTGGAAGCACCGAGGAATGGGTCTTAAGCAATTGACGGGCAAAGATAATCACAAACGCTGTGGGGAAGCATTAGGCGTTGATTTTGTGGCTAATCCTGCTTTGCTGCTAGAGCCAAACAATGCTGCTAGATCGGCAGGCTGGTTTTGGAAAACCAACAACTTGAGCCAATTCGCTGATGCCGAGGACATCAAAGGCATGACGCAAAAGATCAATGGCGGTTTGATTGGGCTGGCAGATCGTCAAGCCCGTTATGACGCTTGCATAGCTGTGTGCCGCGCCTAGACTTTTAAGCGAAAATATGGTCTATGGCTACAAACCTCGATCAGCAGCTAGAGACTCCACCAGTACCAGAC